CGATGTTTCCGTCTCTCTGGCTAAGGATTTGTCCTCTGAGCATTCTGCTCATGACGTTTGTCTCTTTGAAGCTCCCCGATCTGTTCCCCTTCATGCCACTCTTCGAAAGCACATCATTGATGCCGAAGGTTTCTCTACCCATCAGACTCTCCCCCGTGTTCTCCTTGCAGGATATGGACCGGCAGGTATTGCGCTCGCGCGATACTCCGATCTATGTGTTGCTCAGGACCGTCCTACCTCGTTGACTCTCAATGGAGCTCCCTACTCAGTCATTCGTCAGTCCTACGCCTATGGTGTGGAAACTGAAAAAGGTGACTGTGGCTCTGTTTTGATGGCAGTCGATACTCGTTACGCTAAGAAAATCATCGGTATTCATGCCGGTGGTGGACCCCATGGCTCCAAGTACACTGCTCTCGCGACGGCTGTTCACTCTGGTCTCATTAGCCAGTTGGTGGACAACCTGACCCTCAAGTACCCGGAATCTATGAAGTGTGGCGAAATCGAATGCGAACTTCCCGTCAACTTCGAAATTCAAAATGACCGTATCCTCATCCCGAATCTCGTCCCTGGTTTTGTTTGCAACGGAACTATTTCAGGTCGCATCTTTGAAAAAGGTGAGACTAATATCATCCCCTCCCCTGGACATGGTATGGTTCAAGACCCGACTACAAAGCCCGCCCATCTCAAACCCTTCACGAATCCCTCAGGACAGACCGTTAATCCTCGAAAGCTGGCCATGAAGAAAGCATGTACAGCTAATGTCTCTCCCCCCGCCGATATCCTCGCTAGTGCTGTCAATCATTATAAGCAAATTCTTTTTAGACAGCTAGACGACTCCGATCAAATCCCCCTCACTCTCCCCGAAGCTATTCAAGGCCGAATTGGAGATTCTCTCTACCCCGGTATTAACCGCAACGCAGGTTGTGGTTATGGTTGGGCCCAAAAGGGTAAAGGTAAGACAGCTTACCTTGGTTCTGACGATTGGATTGTCGATCATCCCGAAGTTATTGAGTCGATCCGAAAGCTTGACGAACGTCTCGCTGAAGGTCGTCGCCTTAACTTCGAGTTCATCGATCGTCTAAAGGACGAACGCCGACCGATTGAGAAAGTCGACGCTGGTAAAACCCGACTTTACTCAGAAGCCAAAATGGATGCCACAATATTTACTCGTCGTGAAATGATGGGTTTTTGTGCGCACATGCTCCGACATCCCTTGGATTTTGAATCCTGTGTTGGAATGAATGCATTTGGCTCCGACTGGCACTCTCTCGCTAGCTCCCTCCTCCGCAATGGCAAGAAAACTATTGCAGGCGATTTTACTAACTATGATGGCTCTCTTTCTGCCGCCATCCTCTGGGCCGTCTGCGATATTGTTTGCGAATTCTATCACCATAAGCGTGATCCCCAAATTATTGCCATTTTTCATGAGCTTATCAATTCCATCCACATTTCAGGCAACAATGTCTACATGTGGACTCACTCTCAGCCTAGCGGTTGTGCAATCACCACGATCCTCAATTGTGTTTATCACTCGATTGCTTTTCGTTGCGCTTTCATGATTGCTATGCAAAAACAAGCTCCTCAATTTGCCAACTGGGATACTTTTGAAAAGTATATTCGTCACTTCAACTACGGTGATGATGATGTCACCTCCATCTCTGACTACATCATCGAGTACATCAATCAGCACACACTGACTGAAGCGTACGCCACTTTTGGTATGACGTATACTGACGAAACTAAATCTGGTACCCCCGTCGCCTATCGACAACTCTCTGAAGTGAAGTTCCTCAAGCGTGGATTTTCTTTTGATCGCGAACAGCAACGATGGAGAGCTCCGCTCTGCTCCGAAACTATTCTCGAAATGACGAATTGGATCCACGGTCGTGATGCCGACCTTCTCCTCTCTCTCGAATTAAAGAGTGCCATCTATGAGGCAGCTCAGCACCCTAAGTGCGTCTACGAAGATTTTATCTCCCGATTTCAGCCCCTTAGGCATTATCTCAACGACACGGCTTTCCCCATAACTTTCCCTCTTTACTCCGAATCACAACTCCTAGATGCCGAGCGCTATTGCGGTGTCTATCGAGATCTCTCATTTAATCCGTGTGATCAGGGCTGCTTTTCAATGTCCGAACGAAAGGCAGCAGCAAATCCTGCTACGGTTGTGCCTTCAGCACAGGGTGGAGCGCTATTTAGTGCTACTGGTCAATGTGTGCCATCCTCAATTAGCGAAAAAGATCAATTGACCCGGACAAAAGATGCCCTTTATAGGTGTATGGAGTGTCTTCAAATATCACCTGCTCAATCAAATTCAACCCCCGATACCCCCGCTTTTGCCGGACCCACCGAAACTACCGAACGATTTCAGACCACTGTCTTCCATGAAGATGGTGATGTGACCTCCGCCCGTCCCCTCTCAACCACTGCGAGTTCTATTATTCGCAACCCTACTCATGATCTTCTCACCAACTCGATTTCTGATATCCTCGCCCGACCTGTCCGAATCAAGAACTTCGATTGGGCCACGGCATTTCCCCGTGGTCACGAACTCCTTGACATCCAACTCCCCAAGGCTTTCCTCAATATCCC